GGCTCCGAACAGGAACAACCAGAACTGCAAGCAGAGGCCAACGATAGCGAAGCCGAATCTGATGAGTCTTATGATGAGTCAGAGGTAGAACAAGAAGATGAGCAGGATGAGCAAGAGGAGCCTCAGAAGTTCCGGGTGAAAGCAGCCGGTGAAGAACGTGAGGTAACCCTTGATGAGCTTATCAAGTCTTATCAACTTGGCACAGACTATACAAAGAAATCGCAAGCCGTAGCTGAGGAACGTAAGGTAGTCGAGGCTGAACGACAGCGTATCGAAGAAGCCAGATACTTGCGGGATCAGTATGCGGAACGGTTGCAGATTATTGAGCAAATGCTCAATCAGCAGCCAGAAGGTGAAAACCTAGATGAACTGAAGGAAAGAGACCCCATTGGGTACGCTTTAGCATATACGGATCAACAAAGGCGGAAAGAGCAAGTAGCTCAAGTTCAGGCTGAACGACAGCGAATTGCAGAACAGCAACAGCAGGAACGTCAGGAGCAACTTGGTCAGGTAATACAGGCTGAGTCTCGTAAGCTGGCAGAGGCAATACCTGAATATGCTGATCCGCAAAAGGGTGAAGTAACTCGGCGAGAACTGAGGGAGTTTGGCCTAAAGTTAGGGTTTTCAGACCAAGAGTTATCGGGAATCTATGATTCTCGGCAGGTTCTAACGCTATACAAGGCGATGCAATACGACAAGTTGCAATCGTCTAAACCGGGAATCACTAAGCGTGTTAATGAGGCTCCGAAGGTTGTTAAGTCTGGAGTTTCTCAGCCTCGGGAAGGTAGCGATGAACTGAGGAAAGCAAAAGCGCGAGCAAAGCAGACCGGAAGGGTTGCTGATGCCGCTAAAGCATTTGAACGATTTTTATAAGGAATTATCATGCCTACATTTACAGCACATAGCGCAATTGGTCAGCGCGAAGATTTGACGGATTAAATTAGTCCCCTTTATGTTTAGTTAAACACTAGACATAATTGAATAATTGGGTGAATTGCTGGAAACCCCTTAGAGCCTTGAGTACCAAAGCGTAAAAATCTCAAGGATTGGGCAATCAGCAGCCAAGCCGCAAATGTAAGGCGAAAGCCCTAGGGTTGCGGAAGGTTCAACGACTAGGAAGTGACGAAAGAATAATCTTCCCACGAGCGCCCAACGCGAAAGCGATGATATAGTCTGGACTACCGTGAAAGCGGTAGAAGCAAGGATAAAGAGCCTTGCGATAACAAAACGATCATTTACGATATTTCGCCGACCGAGACACCATTTATGTCTTCTATTGGCAAGACTAAGGCAACTGCCGTTTATCACGAATGGCAGACTGACTCACTGGCTGCGGCTACTACGGCTAACGCTGCGATTGAAGGTGCTGACGCTACATCGGCAACTCTGGCTCCTACTGTCCGTCTTGGTAACTACACTCAGATCATCCAGAAGACCGTTCAGGTCTCCGGTACTCTGGACACAGTAAACAAGGCTGGTCGTAAGTCGGAAAAGGCTTATCAGTTGGCTAAAGCATCGGCTGAACTGAAGCGCGATCTGGAAACCATCCTGTGCGCTAATCAAGGTCGTTCGGCTGGTACATCGACTATCGCTCGTAAGCTCGGTTCAATCCTGTCATGGGTTAAGACTAACTCGGACAAGGCTTCTGACGGTTCCGATCCAGCGACAATTGGTGTATCGACCCGTACTGACGGTACTGTTCGTACATTTACTGAAACTCTGCTGAAGACCGTTGTTTCCGAGGTGTTCGTATCGGGCGGTTCTCCGAAGATTCTGATGGTTGGTGCTGCTGGTAAGCAGAAGGTATCGTCGTTCGCTGGTATCGCTGCACAGCGTTACATGGCTCCGGGCAATACTCCGACCACCATTATCGGTGCGGCTGACGTTTATATGTCGGACTTTGGCACGATGTCGGTTGTTCCTAACCGCTTCATGCGTACCCGTGATGCTCTGATCCTTGATCCTGAGTACGCAGCACTTGCTTACCTGCGTCCATTCCAGACCAATGATCTGGCTAAGACCGGCGACAGCGAGAACACTCAACTCTTGGCTGAAGTAACTCTGGAAGTCAAGAACGAGGCTGCTCATGGCATAATTGCCGATCTTGACATGGCTCTATAACGGATGTTGATATATAATCCTCCTGTAGGTAACTATGGGAGGATTTATGAAATGTTCCGTTGATGGCTGCGTTAATGATGTTAAGGTAAAAGGCTTAGGTTACTGCCAGAAACATTACAAGAGGTTTATGAAGTATGGCAGTACCTCGCCTCAAAAATATTCTCAGGAATCATTAGAAAATAGATTTTGGAGAATGGTTGGCAAAAGCTCGGAATCTGAATGTTGGGAGTGGCAAGGACAAAAACTTTCAAATGGGTACGGGCGTATCAGTTTGGGAGCGAAAAAATTAGGCTCTGATGGCGCACATAGAATAAGTTGGAAATTATTTAATAAACAAGACATACCAGAGGGTATGTTTGTGATGCACAAATGCGACAATCCTAGTTGTGTAAATCCTCATCATTTGAGTATTGGCACTCCGAAGGAAAATGTGCAAGACATGATTGCTAAGGGAAGAAAACGAGTTGTTTCTCCTAAAGGTGAAGGTAACGGTAAGTCCTTGCTAAATGAAGAACAAGTAAGGACAATTAGAGCAAGCAAACTCAGCCATGCAGCTATGGCTAGGGAACTTGGCGTATCCCCTAACTGTGTCCGGGGAGTAAGAATAGGACGCACTTGGACACATATTCAATGAGCAACCCGATACGGACTCAAACAGCATACGAAGATGGTGACGGTGGGATTGTCATCGAGACTAAGCAGGATGTAACAGAGATTATCGAAGCCAATAAGAAGCAACTGGACTACGATAAATCTCGGCAAGGACACCTAAACGAACTGCATCACGTTGCTCGAATACCCTTTACGGTCATAGATGTACTGAACCAGAAAGGGATTATGAAGGGCTTTAACGTGGTTGATGAGGTCGGTTTCGCTAGGTGGCTGAACGATCCTGATAATGCTGTGTGGAAAACGTATAGGGGTACTGTATGAGAGTTGGTGTTTGCGTCCCATGCCGGGATGAGGTACACACTGGTTTTGCTTTTGACTTTGCTCGGATGACAGCGCATGATGCGTCAGTACGTTGCAAAGATGGTAAAGGTGGATTAAGCCTTTACACAATGCCGGGAACGCTGATATTTGACCAGCGTGAGAAGTTGGCAGAGGTAGCATTAGGTGAAGGATGTGAAGCGCTATTGTTTATTGATAGCGATATGCGGTTTCCGCACGACATCATTGACATAATGTTAAGTAGAGATGTGCCGATTGTTGGGGTAAATGCAACGACTAGAAGGAAGCCTGTAACTCCTACCGCCAAGATACTCACAAGGTATATGGAAGGTGATACAGAGGTTCGTAAGTGGTCGAACATTGACTCTCGCGGCAAGGAAGGGATTGAGGAAGTTACAGCGGTTGGGTTTGGTGCTGTAATGATCCGTAGAGAAGTGTTTGAGAAGACCGGAAGACCTTGGTTTGATGCTGGATGGGGTTCTAACGGTGTATGTGGCGAGGATGTGTATTTCTGCGTCAAGGCTGGTTCTGAGGGCTTTCAGACGTATGTAGATCACGAATTATCGATGCACATCCGGCACATCGGCACTTACGAATACGGTTGGAAAGATTTTGAGCAGCTAGAGGAATAACATGGCTATAAATGAATCGTTTTATGTTTATGAGCATATAAGACGTGATTCATTTTTGCCATTTTATGTAGGCAAAGGCAAAGACAATCGAGCTTACAAAAAGATCGGAAGAAATAAATATTGGAACAATATTGTCAACAAATGCGGTAATTTTGATGTTAATTTTATTGCAACAAATGTAGACGAAGAATTGGCGTTATTGATAGAGCAAGAAAGAATTGAGCAATTAAAACTACTTAACATAAGGCTATGTAATTTAACAAAAGGCGGAGAAGGCATTTCTGGGTATAAATTTACTCAAGAACAAATAGAAAAAATGTCAAATTCGCATAAAGGCAAAAAATTATCAATTCAACAAAAAGAGCAACTAAAAATTAGATTTAGAACAATAAAAAGAACTGATGAATGGAAGAAAAATATATCTAAAGCATTAACCGGAGTACCAAAGAAAAAAGAATCTATAGAAAAAAGCATTGATAAAAGAACAAAATATGTTGTTTGCGTAGATCAAAATAAATTATTTAGGTCTGCTGAGGTTGCATCAAAATATTATGGTATTGGGAAGTCATCAATTAATAGGGCGTGTAACGGAAGTAGAAAAAGAGCCATGAATATGTATTGGCGATATGCGACAACAGAGGATTTAGAATGTTTGACACCTATACAAGCCTAAAAACAACGATAGCTAACTATCTGGCTCGTAGTGATCTGACTTCAGTTATTCCGGACTTTATCCGTCTGGCTGAGACTAGGTTGCAGAGAGACCTAAGAATTCGTCAGATGTTAGTGGTAGCTACAGCAAGTACAACGGGTGGCGATTCAACACTTGGATTGCCTACCGACTTCTTAGAGATGAGAGATATTCATCTCAACACGACTCCGATTACTACGCTACGTTACAAGGCTCCTAACTCGTTTTATCAGGAGTCTAGGGTAACGGATGGCGGCAAGCCCATTGATTACACTATTCTCGGTGCGGAGATGCAGTTAGCTCCGGTTCCAGATTCGTCTTATACGGCGCAAATGTTGTATTACGCCAAGCCTCCTGTATTATCAGATTCGACAGCTAGTAACGTATTCTTGGCTTATGTGCCTGATGCGTTGCTATATGCGTCTTTAGCAGAGGCAGAGCCGTATTTGATGAATGATGCAAGGGTGCAGACTTGGGCTTCCTTGTATTCTAGGGCGATTGATTCTATCTCTACGTCCGATCAAGCAAGTGAGTATAGTGGTCAACCTATGTCTATGTCTTATAACGTGAGGTAAATCATGGCTGAGATGTCTAATTATCTGGAGAATGCGCTAATTAACGCTACTCTCCGCAATACAAGCTACACAAGCCCTGCTGCGGTTTATGTAGGTCTTTACACAAGCGATCCGGGTGAGGGCAATACGGGTACTGAGGTATCTGGTGGTTCCTACGCTCGTACAGCGGTAACGTTTGGTGCGCCTAGTAACGGTGTATCAACGAATAGCGCGTCAGTTACGTTCCCGACTGCTACTGGCACATGGGGTACTGTGACTCATGTAGGTATTCTGGATGCGTCAACTAGCGGCAACCTGCTGTATTACACAGCCTTGGATGCGTCTAAGTCGATTGCTTCTGGTGATGTGTTCACGATCTCGACTGGTAATCTTTCCGTAACTCTGGAGTAATCTATGGCACTCGTAATTGCTGACCGAGTTCGGGAAACGTCCACCACGACCGGCACAGGCACATTAACCTTGGACGGTGCAGTAACGGGCTTTCGTACTTTCGGATCGGCGATTGGCGATGGTAATACTTGCTATTACACGATTACTCTCGGTGCGGATTATGAGATTGGTCTCGGTACTGTTGGAACGGGTACGTTAGCTCGTACTACGGTACTGAAATCATCTAACAGCAATAACGCTGTTAATTTCGGTGCTGGTGCTAAGGATGTCTTTGTAACGTATGCGGCTGATGTTGCTGCTATAACGAGTGCTGCACAGACATTTACGGCTGCTCAGACGTTTAGAGCGTCTAATGCTATTCGTTCTGAAGCTGCGTCAACACAGGACGCTATTGTTATCGCTGGTAGGGCTGGCGGTACATCTTCCTATGCTGCGACGCTAACGCCAACGACGTTATCTGCTAACAGGACAGTTACTATTCCTGACGCTACTACGACTCTCGTAGGAACGGATACAACGCAGACACTAACGGCTAAGACGCTAACCGATCCGGCAATCATTGGAACGATCCTTGAGGACGTTTACACGATCTCTGACGGGGCAGCGTTTGAGATTGACCCCGGCAATGGCTCAATTCAGTTGATTACCTTGGGTGCTAACCGTACTCCAAAGGCAACTAACTTTGCTGCTGGTGAAGCTGTCACCCTAATGGTGGATGATGGTTCAGCCTACACGCTAACGTGGACTGACAGCACGTTCGGCGGTTCAGGCGTAGTGTGGAAAACAGACTCTGGTTCTGCACCTACGTTGAACACCACAGGTTATACGGTAATCGTGCTGTGGAAGGTCAGCACTCAGGTTTACGGTGCGCGAGTGGGGAATAACTGATGCTGGCTAAAAAGCTCTTAGGCGCAGCAAAGTCGGCGGTGGTTGATGCCTACTACAACCTTGTCACGCTCCTGCTTCCCGGTAACGGTACGAACGGAGCGCAGAACAACACGTTTATAGACGGGTCGAGCAACGCTTTCTCTATCACTCGTAACGGGAATACGACACAGGGTACGTTCAGCCCGTATGGGAATAACTGGTCTAATTATTTCGATGGTACGGGGGATAACCTTAGTATTGCGGACAATACTGCGTTTACGCTTACAGCAAACTTTACTATTGAGTGTTGGATTTACCCAACGGCTGGGGCTGCGGACAGGTTAATCATTAGCAAATGGGGTGGAACAGCAGAGTACTATATTTTCATACAAGCAAACAATGTAATAGGGTTTGCTTGGGGGCCGTATAGTGCTTCTGGTTTATTTGGTGGCGCATTGCTTTTAAGTGGCAATAATGCATTTGCGTTAAATACTTGGAGCCATGTAGCTGTTGTTAGAAATTCAAACACATTTACCTTATATGTAAATGGAACATCGATTGCTACGGCAACCAATAGTGCTGCTGTAACAGACGGTAGTGAACCACTCACTATTGGAGATTATGGCGGCGGTAGTTATCCATTCGCTGGTTACATATCAAACGCACGGATTGTCAAAGGAACCGCAGTCTATACCGCAGCCTTTACGCCACCTACAGCCCCACTCACAGCGATTACCAACACATCTCTGCTGACCTGCCAGAGCAACCGTTTTATCGACAACAGCAGCAACGCATTTGCTATTACTCGTAACGGTGATGTATCTGTCCAACGCTTCAGCCCGTTCTCACCTACTGCTGCCTATGCTTCTGGAACGATAGGGGGTAGTGGGTACTTTGATGGGACGGGGGATTATTTAACTGCGCCTAGCAATGCTGCTTTTAATTTGCCGGGCGATTTCACGATGGAGGTGTGGGTTTACTTCACGTCGCGCAATGCGTCTTATACAAGCTGCATTCAGTACGACACGACTGTTTATTTGGGAACCGAAGGAACGCAAGCCACATTCTATGCCGACACACCAACTGCAATTTACTTAAAGGGTGGAACAATCATTGATAGGGCATGGAATCATATTGCTGTCGCTAGAAGCGGAAGCTCTGTGCGCTTGTGGTTGAATGGTGCAAGTGTTGCCAACGCGACGAACTCTGGAACTGTCGGCGGCTCTACGCCTTCGATATACATAAATTCTGGCAATAATGGAACAAGTTACCAATCTGGCGGGTATTACACTGATGCGCGAATCGTAAAAGGCACTGCTGTATATAACCCTTCAAACACTACGATTACCATTCCAACAGCACCATTAACTGCTGTCTCAGGAACCTCGCTTCTCTGCAACTTCACCAACGCTGGCATCACAGACGCTACAGCAAAGAACGTCCTTGAGACTGTAGGCAACGCGCAGATCAGCACGGCGCAGAGTAAGTTCGGCGGGTCGAGTATGTACTTTGACGGAACGGGGGATTGGTTAATTTCTAGGACAAATTCTGCTTTATCGGTTGGGTCAGGCAATTTCACAATTGAGTTTTGGGTTTATTTAACCGGAAGTGGAACTAACTCTTTTGTTGACACTCGTGTAGCTAATGATGCTGCTGGAGTTTTGATTCAAACTGATACATCAAGATATTTAAGATTATTCACTAATGGCAGTGGTCAAATCACAGATACCGTTGCTCTAACTCAAAATCAATGGGTTCATGTTGCATTAGTTCGATCAAGCACTACAACAACACTTTATAAAGATGGAACTAGCATTGGTACTTATTCTGATTCAAACAATTACAACGCTGGCGGCATTACTGTCGGTTCCAATTTTGGTCTTACAACGCCTATGACAGGCTACATCGACGACCTACGCATCACCAAAGGCTACGCAAGATACACCGCTAACTTCACGCCACCTACTGCGCCTTTTGCGCTTCAATAAGGAGAGATCATGCTGATTGCAAAGATTGAGAACGACGCGATACAGCAGGTCGCGGATTATCGGGCGATGTTCCCGAACACCAGCTTCCCTGTGACCGGGATCAGCGCAGAGTTTATGGCTGAGAATGGTTTGGTCGGTGTATCTGTTTGGAAATCGCACACAGAGACTCAGAGGCTTGTTCCTTGCGATGCTTATTTAGAAAATGGACAAGTTTTTACGGTTCGCGTTGAAGATAAGACTGATGAGGAAATAGCGGCTGAAACTGCTGCCAAAACTGCAAAAGAAGCTGCTAAAGTTAGGGATGAAAGAAACCGTAAGCTGACTGCTTCTGATTGGACTCAGGTTGCTGATGCTCCGGTGGATCAGGCGGCTTGGGCTGCGTATCGTCAAGCCTTGCGTGATATTCCATCACAAGAGGGTTTCCCTTGGTCAGTAACTTGGGCTGTGGAGCCTTAAATGCTTGGATTCCTACCGTTATCTGCTGCTGCAATATCTGAAGATAGCATTACTACGCTGGTTGCAGCGTCAGGGGCGATTAACGGTCGAGCGTTAGTTACTGCGGCTGGAACTAAGACGGTTAGTGCTTCTGGTGCAATCCTTGGTAGGGCTGTTGTAACGGCTGCTGAGGGGGCTATACAGGGTTCAGCGGCGGTTACTGGTAGAGCCGTAGTCACTGCGCTAGGAGGCTACTCTAGGTCTGCTGTAGCGGCTATTGTAGGCACTGCGACGGTTACAGCGGCAGGTGGTTCGGCTAAGTTTGCGTCTGCTCAGATCGTTGGCGTAGGAACATTTACAGCGATAGCGAATAATGCTGTTTTGGCATCTGCTGCGATTACTGCTGAGGCTGACGTTCGTTGCGTTGGTGGGGTTACGAGATCGAGTGCTGTAGGGTCAATGACTGCTAGGGCTGTGGTGACTGCCGAGGGCATGATTTACGGTGAAGAATGGATCAAAGTTTCTCCTGTGGGTGATACATGGCTACGACAAGAATAAACTTTGGTGAGTGGACACCAGACCAGCCCGGAATTGCTGGCGGTGTAACGGATGCTAAGAACTGTTATCCGGTAATGAACGGTTATGCGCCTATTCGTGATGTAGCTGATTACTCAGCTAATGCAGGTCAATCGTTACTGGTAGCGTTTGCAGGTAAATACGCTGGTACTAACTCGCTATTTGCTGCTGGTGCTACTCAAATCTTTAAGTTTGACTCTAGCGATACGACACTTGATCCGTTAACGACTACGGGTTACACGGCTGTTTCCTCATGGGATGTGACTCAGTTCGGGTCAAAGATGATCGTAGCGAACGGATTAGACAAGCTACAATCGTTTGATTTATCTGGCGGTGCATATTTCTATGGGTTAGATGATGCTCAGTTCACAGGGTCTATTTCAGGTACTACGCTGACTGTTTCCTCAATGGCGTTTGGAAGTGTCGTAGTAGGTCAGACGATTAGCGGAACAGGCGTTACAGGCGGTACTAAGATCACGGCTTACGGTACTGGTGTAGGTGGAACTGGTACTTATACGGTCAGTTCTAGCCAGACGGTATCGAGTACGACGATCACAGCGACAGGAAATGCTCCACCAGCTAGGTTTGTGACTGTGGTTCGTGACTTTGTGGTGGCTGCTAATGTTTCCGGTGGTGAATCTACGGTCTACTGGTCAGACATTAACAACGAACTGAATTGGGTTCCTAGCTTTTCTAGTCAGTCTGACTCTCAATACCTACCTGATGGTGGGAATATCACAGGTTTAGCGGGTGGTGAGTATGGTCTAGTGTTCCTAGAACGTGCGATTTATCGCATGACGTACTCAGGTAGCCCGTTTTTCTTCCAGTTTGACGCTATTTCTCGCACTTTGGGGTGTATTTCTGCTGGCTCTATCACTCAGTTCGGTGGTGTAACGTATTTCCTAGCTGATGACGGGTTTTATCTCTGCGATGGGCAGAATGTTCAGCCGATTGGACTAGAAAAAGTTAATAGATGGTTCTTTGATACGGCTGTTCTGACCAATATTGCCAATACGATGTCGGCAACGATTGATCCTATCAGGGGATTAGCGGTTTGGTGCTTCCCTGCTAAAGAAGGTGGTAGTTTATTGCTGATTTATAACATTCAGTTGAAGCGATGGGCTTATGCTTCTACGGATGCAACGTCTATTTCGTACATTCTTACACCGTCAGCAACATTAGAGCAGGTTGACAACTACGATAACAACATAGATACGTTAGATATTCCGTTGGATTCACCTGTTTGGGCTGGTGGATTGCTTCAGTTTGCTGGTGTTAGGGCGCAAAAGATTATTGTATTTGATGGTGCTGTGATGTCTGCGACTGTATCAACGGGTGACGTAGATGCTGGCCCTAGTATGGTCACTATGGCTCGTCCTTACGTTGATGGCTCTACCGGATCGGTGGCTATAGCGACTCGTCAGGCTTTATCTGCTCCTCCACAGTACACCAGTTATTCTGCTGCTAATAGTGATGGTCGTTGCCCACTAAGGTCTAACGGTAGATTCCATAGGATTTCAGTTCAGACAACAGCCGGTGATACTGGATGGGATACGATTGTTGGCGTAGATGTTGAGATTCAGAAGTCAGGGGCGAGATGACACAGTTTCGTACATTACCTGTATTCGGTGCTGATCCTCGTCAGACTTCTGAGGTTGTTCGTGGGATTATGGACGGTAAGACGAATAACACCGGCTTACTGACTTTAGCGACTGGCAATGCTACGACAACGACCCTATTTGA